CGCTCTTCCGATCTCAAAGACTTTTGTGGCCGGGAATATCGGGAGGGGGGTATTCGGGAGGGGGTATTGAGCAGGTGGCATTGAGCGGCTATCGAGAACACGCCGCCGCGCCTGGCGCATCGAACGAATTCACAGAACTGATTACCACACACAGCGGCAGTGCCGCCGGCGATCCGGTTTGTTACCAGGGTGAGTGACGGGAACCTGGCCAGTAGTCGAAACGAAGCGTCATGACCGGCCGGCGGTTTTTTATTTTGAATAAATACACGAGGTGATGGTCATGGGTGAGAGAGGCAGAAAACCGCTGCCGACGAATGTGCATCTGTTGCGCGGCAACCCGAGCAAGAAACCGCTGGCGTCGCTGCTGGACGATACCGTGCGCCCGGCGGTGGAGATCCCGGAATGCCCGGCGCACCTCGAGGGTGCGGCGCGCGCGGAGTGGGACCGGATCACGCCGTATTTGCAGCAGCTCGGCCTGATCGCGCAGATCGACCGCGCCGCGCTGACGGGCTATTGCGATGCCTGGGGTGAATACGTCTGGGCGTGCGAGCGCATCAAGGCGCTGAGCGCCGGCGACCCGGAAGGCAAGCGCGGCCGTGTCGGGATCACGCCGTCCGGTTACGAGCAGATTTCGGTGGTGCAACAAATTCGCAATCGCTCCCTGGAGCAGATGGCGAAGTTCCTGGCGATGTTCGGGATGTCGCCCGCCGACCGTTCGCGCGTCACGCAATCCGATCCGCAGATGCCGCTGCCCGGGATGGACGAGCCCGAGGTCGGCGGATGGGCCAAGTTTCAGTAAAGCCGGAGCGCATCACCCACGTTCAGCGCGCGCTGCAATACGCGCAGGACGTGGTCGCGGAGCGCGTCGCGGCCTGCAAGTGGGTCAAGGCGGCGTGCCAGCGCCAACTGGATGATCTGGACCGCGAGCGCGACGATCCGGACTGGCCGTTTTACTACGACGAGGACGCGGGCGAGCGCGTCTGCAGCTTCATCAGCATGCTGCGCCACGTTAAGGGCAAGTGGGCCGGTGCGCGTATCATGCTGGAGCCGTGGCAGGAGTTCGGCTTGTGCTGCGTGTTCGGGTGGAAGCGCAAGGCGGACGGGCTGCGGCGCTTTCGTTCCACGTACGAGGAAGTGCCGCGCAAAAACGCCAAGAGCACCAAGCTGGCCGGCATCGGCCTGTACATGCTGGTGGCCGACGGCGAGTTCGGGGCCGAGGTGTATCCGGTGGCGACGACGCGCGAGCAGGCGCGCGTGGTGTTCGAGGTGGCGCAACAGATGGCGCGCATCGACGGCGAGTTCCGCTACCGCTTCGGCGTGGAACCGCTGACGCATTCGCTGGTGGTGCGCGAATCGGCGGCCAAGATGATGCCGCTGGCGGCGGAAGGCTCGACGCTGGACGGGCTGAATTCCAGTTGCGTGCTGGACGACGAACTGCACGCGCACAAGACGCGCCACGTGCACGACGTCATGGATTCGTCGATGGGCGCGCGCCCGCAGCCGCTGCACTGCAAGATCACCACCGCCGGGGGCAACCGCGCCGGGGTGTGCTACGACCAGCGCATCTACCTGACCAAGATTTTGAATTCCGTTTTGAAGCGCCACGACGGCATGGGCTACAAGGTCGACGGCGAGGCGGTGGACGACGAGACCTTTTGGGGCGTGATTTACACCATCGACGACGGCGACGACCCGATGGACGAAGCCACTTGGCGCAAGGCGAATCCGAATTACGGCATCTCGGTCGACCCCGAGGACATGCGGCGCATGGCGGCCATGGCCAAGGTGCAGGCGGCGGCGCTGACGGAATTCCTGACCAAGCGGCTGGACGTGTGGGTCAACGCCGACACCGCCTGGATGAACATGCTGGCGTGGGACGCCTGCGCGGACCGGGCGATGAAAGAGGAAGATTTTCGCGGCGCGCCGTGCGTGATCGCGCTGGACGCCGCGTTCAAGAAGGACCTGTTCGCCAAGGTCAAGATTTTCGCGCGCGACAATCTGTTCTGCGCCTTTTGCCAGTGTTACATGCCGCAGGCGCTGCTGGACCGCCGCGGGTGGGAGCAGATCGCCGCCTGGGCGCGCGAGGGATTCATCATCACCACGCCGGGCGAGGTGCTGGACATCGAGGCGGTGCGCGAGGGGCTGCTGGGGTCGGACGCCTGCCGCCAGCGCGGCGTGGCCGAGCACCGCCTGCAGGGCCAGATCGAGGGGGACATGAAGCGATTCGAGGTCAAGGAAATCGCGTTCGACCCCGCGCAACTCACACAATTCGCGGGGGAGATGATGGAGGACGGTGCGACCATGGTGGAAATCCGGCCGAATGTCCTGAATTTTTCCCCGGCCATGAAGGAACTGGATGAACTGGTGGCGGGGCGTCGCTTCCGCCACAACGGCGACCCGGTGTTGTCGTGGGCCATCAGCAACGTCGTCTGTCACTGGGACAAGAAGGACAACATCTACCCCAACAAGGAAAGCGTGGACCGCAAAATCGACCCGGCCATCGCGCTGATCATGGCACTCAACCGGGCCATGGCGATTCCGGATAACGCCGGCGATTACGTTTCCGGACGAATCATTACGCTGTGAACCTGTTCCGATTCTTCCGAAAGCCGGAGTCTAAGGACGCCAGCTACGAAACCGTGCTGCGGCTGCTGGCGGCGCAGATGGGATTGTCCGCGCAGGTCACGCCCGAGAACTGCATGCGGTCGCCGACCGTGCACGCCATCGTGATGGCGATTTCCAGACGCCTGGCATCGACGCCCGTGCATGTTTATCAGTCCAGCACGAGCAAAGGCCGAGAGGTCAAGGAGAAGCTGCCGAATCACCCGATTGCGCAACTGCTGCGACAGCCGAACGAATGGCAAAGCCGATATGATTACTGGCAGGACGCGGCCAGCGCTTTCGTGCGACACGGGCGGTACATTGCCAAGATAGGACGCGGAATGACGGGCCCGATTCGCCGCCTTTATCCCGTCAATCCGAGCGGCATCGAGGTCAAACAGGACTCCGACACCTTGGCGGTCAGCTTCAAGCACGGCAATGCCGAATGGCCGTTCGAGAAGGTGCATTTCGTGCGTGGTCCGTCGCGGGATTTCTTTTCCGGCGATTCTCCGGTCAAGGACGTCGCGACCACCATCGCGCTCGAGATCGCGGCCGAGGAATTCGGCGCGTCGTTCTTCAGTAATGGCGCGATCCCGCTGCTGGTTTTGCGGCACATCCAGGGCAGCCGGGGATTCAAGACCGAGGAGGACGAGAAAACATTCATCGAGGCTTTCCAGAATGCCTTTTCCGGCAACAAGAGGCATCGCGCGCTATTGCTGCCGCAGGGAATAGAAACCGGCGATCCGGTTCGCATTGAAAACGACAAGGCGCAGTTCCTTCAGACCCGGCAACTGCAACGGACCGTCATCGCCGGCGCGTTCGGTGTCTCGCCGTATCACGTAGGTGACCTGACCTCGGGCAAGTACAACAACGTCGAACAGCAATCCGAGGATTTCACGCTCAACGTCATCATGCCCATCGTGCAGGCCTTCGAGTCGGCGATGGAGCGCGATTTTTTCACGCCCGCGGACCGCAGCTCGGGACTGAAAATCCGGTTCAACCTCGATGCGGAATTGCGCGCGTCGTTCATCGATCGCCAGAACGGCCTGCAAATTCAGCTTCAAAACGGCGTCATCACCCCGAACGACTGGCGCGAAATCGAAGGTCGCACGCCCCGGACCGATGCGGGCGGCGATCAATTCCAGCAGTCCGTGCAAACACAGGACAGAGCGAAACCCGGAGCCAAACCGAATGAACCCGATCCGACTGACAACGAGCCTGGAAATTAAATCCCTCTCCAGCATGCAGTTCGAGGGACACGGCGCCATTTTCGGCAACGTGGACTGGGGCGGGGACGTCATCCTGCCCGGCGCTTTCAAGCGCACGCTGGCGTGGCACAAATCCGAGGATACGCTGCCCGCGATGTTCTGGATGCACGACAGGAGCCGTGTGCCCGGTAAATGGCTGGACATGATCGAGGACGAGAAAGGCTTGGCCACGAAGGGCGAGCTCGCCCCCACCGATCTCGGTAAAGAAGTTCATACGCTCCTAAAAATGGAAGCGGTGCGCGGCCTGTCGATCGGCTATCTTCCGAAGGAGGTCGATTTCACCGCAGATGGCGTGCGGGTGGTGAAGGACGTCGATCTGCTTGAGGTGTCAATCGTCTCCATTCCCATGAACCCGAAGGCGCAGATTCAGCACGTCAAGTCGCGCCTGTCGGCGATCGGCGAGTACGTGCCGCGCGAGGACGAGCTGGCGGAACTGAAGCGCGAATGCGAGCGCTTCCTGCGTGGCAAGGGATTCAGCAAAAAGATGGCGTGCCGGTATGCCGCCAATTTATTCAACGGTTCCGGTGAGATACCGGAACCCAAGACCGGTCCCGGTGCGACACCGGAACCAGGCCGCGAACTGCACGGTGAGACACCGGAGGAGATCGAGGTCAATGCAGGACTGAGCGGTTTTCGCGAAAGGCTGACGTCCTACGACCTGGACCAGCGCCTGAAGCGGATATTCCGCTGACGAACCGCCGCAAGGCACCTAATCACAAGGCCCCTAACCGGGTCTTTTTTATTTCAGGAGAAAACAATGGGCAATCCCATTCTGGAAAAGATCGACGAGTTCGGTCAGGCCGTCGTGGACATGCGCAAGGCGCATGAGGAAAGCCTGGCCGAGATGAAGAAAGGCAACGAGGCGCGCGCCAAGGAACTGGAAATTCAGTCCGAGCGCGCCAACAAGAAGATCGACGAGGCGCTGAAGGTTATCAACACGCTGAACCATGACAACGAGGCGTACAAAACCCGCATCGAATTGCTGGAGGCGTTGTCGGACCGGCCGAAAGGCACGCCCGCCGAACAGTTGGAGCAGAAACACTGCCAGGCGTGGCTGAAGTTCCTGCGCAGCGGCTTCAAGGATTCGTCGCTGGAATCCGAGGTGAAGGGCTACGAAAAGCAGATGTACCAGATGAAGGCGAACGAAGTGTTGTCGGGCACGGCACTCCAGGGCGGCAACGCCGTTCCCCGGATCGTTTCCGAGGCGATCGAAAATCTGGTGCTGAAGCTGTCCGACATCCTGCCCGAGGTGAACAACGTCGCGGCTGGCAGCCCGGATTACAATGAACTGGTCAGCATCGCCGGGGCCAATGGCGGATGGTCCTCGGAAACGGGATCGCGCAGCCAGTCTGTCGCGGCGAACCTGCGCAAGGTGACGATCACGCACGGCGAACTGTATGCCTTCCCGCGCGCATCCAACTGGGCGCTGCAGGACCTGTTCTTCGACGTGCTCGGCTGGCTGACCCGGGACGCCGCCGATACCTTCGCGGTCAGCATCTCCACGGCGATCCACTCCGGCAACGGATCGTCACGCCCCACGGGCATGACGAACACGGCGCCGACCAACGCCGACGACTATGCCTCGCCGATGCGCGCCGCGGCGGTGTACGAGTACATCGCGACCGGCTCGTCCCCGATCACCACGGAACCGAGCCTCGACGACCTGATCGACTTGCAGGTGGCCGTGCGCCGTCCGTATCAGCCGAACGCCAAGTGGGCGATGAATTCGGTCACGATGGGCAAGCTGCGCCAGAAGAAGGACAGCAACGGTCAATACCTGTGGCAGCCGAGCGTCCAGGTGGGCCAGCCGGACCTGTTGCTCGGGAAGCCGGTGATCGTCTGGGAGGACATGGCGAATTACGGCGCCAACGCCCTGCCGATCGCTTACGGTGATTTTCAGCGCGCCTATACCTTCGCCCGGATCGGTTCCATGAGCATGATCCGCGACGAGGTCACGGTGCCTGGCTTCACCAACTTCCTGCTGGCGCAGCGCGCCGGCGGCATTCCGCGCAACAACGACGCGGTGAAGTTCCTGAAGCAGGTCGCAAGCTAAGCAACTGAGGACCGGGGGCCGGCAACGGCCCCCTTTCTTTTATGCACAGGAAATATCAGGACAAACTTTTTCGTGACTACCCGAACAAGCTGGTTCCTGATCGCCTCCGGGCCGTCGCTGAAGAGCGCGGATGTGAACGCGATCAGGGGCCAGAAGGTGATCGCGATCAACGACAATTACCTGCTGGCGCCGTGGGCCGATGTCTTGTACGCCTGCGACGGGCGCTGGTGGGACTGGCATCACGAACGAAGTGAATTGAAGGACTTCCGCGGCCGCAAGATCACGCAGGATCGGGACGCGGCCGAACGCTATGGGATCGAATACATCGAAAGCCGTGACGCGCCCGGCCTATCGCGCGATCCGGCGTACATTCACAGTGGATCGAATGCGGGCATCCAGGCCATCAACCTGGCCTGCCATTTCGGCGCGCGCCGGATCGTGCTACTGGGTTACGACATGCAGGCGACCGACGGCAAGGCGCACTGGTTCGGCGAGCATGCGTGGCATGATCAAGACAAGGTGCGCGATCACTGGCACAAATGGCTGTGGCGCTATCAGCTGGTGGCCGAGGACGCCCGGCGCATGGACATCGAGATCATCAACGCCACCCGTGAAACCGCGCTGACGTGTTTTCCGAGACAACCGCTGTCGTCCTTGCTACCGGCCCCAGCCTGACCGCGGATGTCCTGGCGGCGGCGCGCCGGGGACAGGCGCGGGGCGTATGGCGGGTGTACGGCATGAACCACGTGTGGCGCGATTTCCCGACGCTGGACGTGTTTTTGT